CATTGAGCGCGGCCACTGGGAAGCATCCGACGCTGGACCGCTCCGCATCCTTTGCCTGTCCTACGCTGCCCACGATCAGGCCACCCAAACGATCAAAACCATGGGCGACGTTCTCCAATCCGAGCGAGGGTTTACCCGGAACCCAGCCTGCCTCAACCAAAACGCCGCCGCTGGCACAATCGCCAAGCTGTCCGCACAATTCGGACTGACTCCGGTTTCCCGATCCAAGATCAAAGGATCAAACAAGAAAGAGGCCAATGACTTCGACACTATATGAATGAAAGAATCTGTAAAAATTGCGGCTTTGCGTTTACCCCGAATCCACAAACAGGGAACCATCGCGTTCAGATTCATTGCTCGAGAAAATGCGCTGTTGAGTCATGCCGCAAAAAACGGTTTGATTTCTCGCCGAGATCAGGCGGCAAATCTTGCAACTGCATTCAATGCGGGAAAGAATATGTTTTCTCTGGTAAAAAGACATGCTCGCTAGAATGCCAGAAAAAAAGAAGGGCCGAAGCTTCGCTAAGAAACTACTACTCGTTAACCGAGGAAAAGGCAAGGTATCGCTACGATAGGCATCACGAGAGGAACGCAAAAAGACTGAAAAGCGATCCGTGCTACGCGATGAAGACCAGATGCAGGACTAGGCTGTCTTGCTTCTTTTTGTCAAACGGAATGAAAAAAGAAGCGAAGACATCGCAGCTAATCGGGTGCTCGTGGGAGACGCTAAAAGCTCACATCGAAAAGCAATTTACCAAAGGAATGAACTGGAATAACAGGGGTGATTGGCACATAGACCACATCATACCGCTGGCATCGGCCAAGTCACAGAAAGATGTAGAGGCTTTGTGCCACTTCTCTAATCTTCGCCCAATGTGGGCAATCGAAAACATTAAAAAAGGGGACAAGCCTGTCGCTTGTCAGCCTGAGCTTTTGATTAAATTATTTTGAATCACCCGCATCTAAGGCCATGGAAATGATCACGCTCAAACCTAGCGACACGTTGCTTGTTAAAATACCGCACGTTGCAAAGCAATCTGAGATCGACCAAATCAGAACGACGATCCGTGACATGCTTGGCCATGAAACCAAGATCATAATCGTTTGCAATGGCGTTGAAATCTCCGTAATCACCACCGATGAAGGCGAAAAAGCCTGATCACGCCCACGTCAAAGCGGCAGAATCCTACGTTTCGGGGGTGATTTCCGGCAAGATTCCGGCGTGCAAGTGGGTAAAATTAGCCTGCGAACGGCACTTGAGCGACCTCGAAAAGAGCAAAACAGCGGCTTTTCCCTACCGTTTCGACCCGGAATTAGGGGATAAACCCTGCCGTTTTTTCGAGAAATTGCCCCATGTTAAAGGCAAATGGGCCAAGCGCGACCCGAAAACAGGTAAGCGGCAGACGCTCAAGATCGAACCATGGCAGGCATTCGTATTCGTTTCGATATTCGGATGGGTGCATAAAGACACGGGCAAGCGCCGATTCCGCAAGGCAAGGGTTTATGTCCCACGGAAGAACGGCAAGAGCTTCATCGCTGCCGCCGTTGGATGGTGGATGTTGGCACTTGACGGCGAACCTGGGGCAGAGGTTTACGCGGGCGCAACCAGCGAGGCGCAAGCGTGGAAGGTGTTCCAGCCCGCCCGCCAGATGGCACTCATCAACCCGGACCTGCCCGCCAAGTTCAAGGTGGGAGTGCAAGCGCAATCGTTGACGCTTTCGGACGGGTCAATTTTCAAACCGATCATTGGCAAGCCGGGAGATGGCGACTCCCCGCATTGTGCCATCACTGACGAATACCATGAGCACCCGACCAGCGAGCAAATCGACACCATGGAGACGGGGATGGGAGCACGGGAGCAGCCGTTATCCATTGTTATCAGCACCGCAGGAACCAACACCGCGAGCCCATGTCGGGACGATTGGAAAAACTGTGAACTCATCTTGAACGGCACTCCAGGATTTGAAGATGAAACGACGTTTGCCATCATTTACACCATCGACGAATCCGACCAATGGGACACGGAAGAGGCTCTAATCAAAGCCAATCCAAATTGGGGAGTATCAATCGAGCCGTCAAACATGCTGGCAGATTTGAAAGCCGCGCAACAACGGGCAAACAAGCAATCTGCATTCCAGACAAAGCACCTCAACAAGTGGGTATCAATCAAGCAGGCTTACTTTAACATTGCGGAATGGCAGAAGCTAGCCCGCCCCGAAATCAAGCGCGAGGACTTCCGAGAGTATCCTTGTTTTCTATCCGGCGACCTTGCCAGCAAACATGACCTTGTGGCGCTCATGCAGCTATTTTGCCTGCCAGATAAGAAATACGCGCTCTTTGGAAAATACTACCTTCCGGAAGCGACGCTAGAGCTACCGGAAAACCAGCACTACCGCAACTGGCAGATTGCTGGATGGATTGAGAAAGCAGGCATCGACGTTACCGACCTTGACCATTTTAAGGACGATGTTTTAGAACTATGCGCAGGCTACCAAGTCGAGGAAATGCCTTCAGACCCTAACCGCGCATGGGGCGTATATCCGGCGCTAGTCAAGGAGGGCGTGCCGATTGTGGAATACCGAAACACGGTCCTGATGATGAGTGAGCCCATGAAACAATTAGACGCGCTGATTCGTTCCGGCGACATCATCCATTGCGGAGATCCGGTTTTGGAATGGGCAATCGGGAACACGACGGGCAAGCTGGACAATAAAGAAAACGTGTTCCCAAACAAGGAATCGCCCGCAAACAAGATTGACCCCGTTGTCGGCACGATCATGGCGCTAGGCCGCGCAATGCTGAAGGACGACTCCCCGGAAGGCCCGCTAATCTGCTTTTGAGAAAATAATTGACGAATCAAGCGACGGGACTAGAGTGCGGGCATGTCAGACACAATCAGCCTCGCCAATGTCGAATTCACGCAGTCCGAAATTGAATCGTTCATCGAATCCGGCAAGACGCTTCTTGTCAAATTCCGCTCAATCTTTGAAGTGAAACGCGGCCATTGCGGAATTATCGCCCGCCCCGTTTTTTACCATCGCGGGGATTTGCCGCTTACCAAGCGCGGACGGCACTCCATGATGACGCCAAGCGAAGCAAACGCCTTGATCGCCCACAATCTTTTCATTTAACGTCATGAAATTCCAATCACTTAAAATTAACGTTGCCCAATGGGGCGAAAACAAGGGCAAGCTAGTTGCGGAAATCTCAATTTCTGGCGACAAATCCTCAACAACCATGATCCTTCCAGACAAGGTTGCGGATGACATTCTGAAGCTTGCAAAAAACGCCATCATCGACGGCGTGGAAAAAGCCGCAAACGATTTCATTTTTGAGATCACCACCCACATTCCCGAAACCATTTGCATTTCTTGACCATGCCAACCATCGAATCCCTAACCGCGCAGCTTGCCGAGCTTGACGCCAATCTTGCGAGGATCAAAGCCGCGCTGGAAACCACTCAAAAGCCATGATCATTTTAGAAAAAAACGACCTTTGGCCCAAAACGCCAGCTGGACATATTGGGTTACATTACGTTCCAGAAAAAACCCGCTTGTTTTCCGATATTGTTGGAGAAGCCATTACAAAATTCGTAACAATTAATGATGACTATCCCACAAAGCTATTCATTGGCCACAACGCCGCCCACCATTTTGCAATTGAGGCAGGAAAAGCAGCACTTGAAACCAAAACCTTTATGGGAATGGAAGTTGCATACGATCACAAGTTAGGACTTGAAATTGAATAATCACAAAGCCATGCCAACCCTGAAATTCAAACTAACGGACGACTGGCAGCGGCACGCGGTGGCACATTGCAGTATTTCATTCGGCACGGTTAAGGCTCCGCTAATCGACCATCCGCGATACGCCAAGCCTTTTGCCAATCCTCGATTCCGTCACGCAAGAAAGCGTCGGGAATATCAAAACTACCTCAAATTTGGAATTACTCATTTCCAACAAGTTTGCATTACCATCACAAAGCCATGAACGCAGAAACAGAACAAAACATAAACGAGGCCATCAACTGGCTACAATCCACAGCGGGGCAAATCCAAGGATTCGCCGCCGAGCAGGTTCCTCTTTATTGCCAAGAGGTCATCGCTTGGACCTTTTGGGAATCTTGCTTTTGGTCAGGGATAGGATTGATTTTTGCAGCAATGGGCGCTGCATTTGTTAAAAAAGGAATTAGGGTCTATCAAGACGATCCATGGGGCGACGAGTCTTTTTTCCCGATCCTTGGCGGAGGAATGCTTTTGCTTTTTGGTGTCGTTGCAACTTCGACAAGCGCACCGCAAGCAATCAAAGCCCACGTTGCGCCCCGACTTGTCATTATTGAGCACCTACAAGGAATCACAAAGCCATGACCGTCGCCCCAAAACAATCACACGGAGGCGCAAGGAAAGGCGCAGGACGCAAGACAATCGCCAAGGTGCGCTCTGTATCCATTTGCCTAACTGAAGCCGAGAAAGCGAAGCTAGACAAGCTGGCGAAGAAAGCAGGCGTTGCGCGTGGCGTGATCGTTGCGCGTATGATGAAGATGACCAAGTGACTTGACACCCGCCCGCGCAAAGGGTAGGAATCAGGCGCAACCAATTTCAGCCGTAGCCAATCGTCATCACAACGTCTGTTTCCAACCTCTTGCCCTATGGCGATAAAAACAGTGAATTCCGCATGTTGGACACCGGAATTCCTCAAGCAGATACGAGTCGAGAGTTCAACGACAGGGGAATGAATTAGCAATCTGCATACTCGACCTGTGACACTCTGGAAAGACAGAGACACTTTCAGCAACACCGGGAAGCCCCGGAACCAAAGCCAGAGATCAGAGGCCAATTGATAACAATACCGGGGTAGCTCAATGGTAGAGCGGGCCGCAAGGTGCAAGGACGATGGTTCGATTCCATCCCCCGGCTGCTCTGATGAATAACGAGGCGTCGTTTCACGCCTACAAGGCCCGGAAACTTTTGAGCGGCCATCATCCCCGAAATGCGGGAGGTGGAAACTAGCCAAAGGCAATTGACGCAGCGGCTTACGCTCAATCCAGCCCGTCCCTTAACCGGGGCGGGCTTTTTTGTGTCATGAAATAAATTCTTGACTATCCTTAGCGGGAAACTAATGATTGCTCCCAAGAATGTTGCGAAACATACTTGGCATTGGTTTCGGTAAGGCTCCGCGTGGTTCAAGGCATGACCATGCGGAGCCTGAAATCCGCGTCGAATACGCGCCAATCGAGCGCAAGCCACGGACGAAACTGCCGGAAAAACGGTCAATTGCCACCTCAGACGGCGACCTGAAAACCAACTTTTACAGCCTCATTGGAGGCCAAACGGCATCCGGCGCGAACGTCACCGAGATCACCGCGCTCAATGTGGCCGCCGTGACGGCGTGTGTGGGACTCTTGGCCGACATGATCGCCAAGCTGCCAATCTACCTTTACAAAGACACTCCACAAGGCCCGCAGGAGGTTACTGACCATCCTGCCGCCAAGCTAGTGGGGCGCTACCCTAGCGAGCTTCATACGTCGTTTGAGCTTCGCCAACTCATGGAGACTGGCAAAGGGCTGGGCGGAAACGGATTCGCCCGCGTTTATCGCGACCAGTTTGGAGATCCGCGCTCAATCCAATGGATTTCCCCCATCGACGTTACGCCGCAGCTTTTGCGCCGGGGTAATGGCGAAAAATTTGTAGTGTATCAGGTTGCGGGAGAGAAAGAGCCGTTGACCCGCTACAACATTTTGCACGTTCGCGGATTCTCGCGTGACGGATACATTGGACTCTCCCCCATCCGGCTTCTTCGCGAGTCAATCGGCACCGCGCTTACACAGACTTCAGCCGCAGGTCAACTCATGCGCAATGGCGCACGCTTCCCCGGAATCTTGACCAGTGAAACCCACCTCAAGCCGGATCAAGTTAAGGACATCCGCGAGGAGTGGGACCGGAACACGACTGGCGGCAGCATTAACCGCACGCCGATTCTCAATGGTTCTCTGAAATTCCAGCAAACTTCCGGCATGTCCATGGTGGACGCGCAATTCTTGGAATCCCGCCGTTTCGAGTTGCAGGAAATCGCCCGACTCTACCGCATCCCGCCGTTCATGATTGGCGACTCCACGGCGAGCACCACATGGGGAACCGGCATCGAGCAGCAGACGCTAGGATTCCTCAACTTCTCACTAGATCCGCATCTTATCGGATGGGAGCAAAGCCTTGGCATGACTCTTCTAACAACGGAAGAGCAAAACCAAGGGCTATATTTCCGATTTGACCGGGACCAACTGGCAAACGTCGCGCTTGAAGCCCGTGCCAACTTCTACCTTGCGATGCGCAACGCTGGCGCAATGTCGCCAAACGACATCCGCAGGAAAGAAAACGAACCGCTTATCTCACCGGAGAACGGCGGCGATTCCTACGCAAGCCCAGGATCAGCGTCCTCGCAACCTCAACCCGAACCGGAAACCGTCTAATGGCTAACGAAATCAAAACATCAATCAGCCTAACCGCATCAAAGAACGGGGCGAAAATCGCGGCATCCGCATCGGCTTCGCAGGATATGGCGGGAGACGACATGATTCAAACCACTCAACTGATTGGAACCACTGCGGAGGTTTTGGGCTTTGGGGAAATCACCGGAGCGCCAGCGCAAATCTTCATCCAAAACCTCGACTCAACCAACTTTGTGGAAATCGGCGGCGATAGCGGACTGACTGTTTTCAAACTCAAGATTCTACCCGGAAAATCCACGGTTATATCACCATCAAGCGGCACCATCTACGCAAAAGCGGACACCGCATCCGCGCGAATCTTAATCGTTGCAGCAGAATCATGAAACCTACCCTTCCAAACCGCGAAAGCCGTTTTTTATCGGCATCAGTAGAACTTCGCGCAGCCGCTGAAACTGAGAAGCCGCCGATTGTTCGGGGGTATGCGGCTAAATTCAACAGCCGTTCGGAAAACCTTGGAGGCTCTTCCCATCAGTTTTTCGAGATCATTCAGCCAGGCGCATTTGACGACGTTCTGAATGACGACGTCCGCGCACTGCTCAACCACGAATCATCCGCTATCCTTGCGCGTTCTAAAAATGGCGAAGGATCATTGAAAATAGGCACCGATGAAACCGGGCTTTGGTATGAGTTTGAGGCACCGGATACGCAAATCGGACGGGACCTTGTAACTAGCCTTAAGCGTGGCGACATTGACCAATCTAGCTTCTCATTCACCGTCGAAAAAGAAGGCGAATCATGGGAATCGAAGCAAGAGGGCGACGGGCCAATGGTCCATGTCCGCACCATCAAAAAGGTAGCAAGGCTCTACGACGTTTCTCCCGTCACATATCCGGCATACCCGGATGCCACGGTTGCACTTCGCAGCCTTGAAGAATTTACCAAGGCGGAAACACCGCCAGAAAAAACACCTTCGCAAGAAGAACTAACCGAAGTGAGCGATTGGGCCGCCCGCTTAGGCATTTAACCCGCCCATCTAACAAAACAAAACAACATCATGAGCGCACTACTCAAGACACTGAATGAAACTCGCGGGGCCAAGCTGAAAGAGGCCCAAGCTATCACTTCGAAGCTGACCGCTGAAAATCGCGGATTCACCGACGAAGAACGGGCCACCATTCGTGGCATTAACGACGAAGTTGAGAAGATCGACAACGACATCCATCAGGAAGTCCGCACGATTGGATTACTCTCCGCCAAAGGCCCGCAACTGAGCCGCCAAGAAGAAAAGGACGTTCGTTCTTTCGACTTCGCAAAGGTCCTCAATCACCTTCACCGCTCCGCAAAAGGTGGCGTCACCACCCTTGACGGCATCGAAGCTGAGATGATCCAAGAAGGCGAGCGCGAAGCCCGCAACGCAGGCATCCAAGCTGGCGGAATCTTGCTTCCACGAATGATCGTCCGTCGTGAAAACCGCGACATGACCGCCACTGGCGAGACTTCCGTTGCGGGTGACCAAGGCGGAATGACCATTGCCACCGAAAAGCGCGGACTGCTTGACGACTTCTTCAACGCGTCCATCATTCGCGGGCTTGGTTCCACCGTTCTGGAAGGACTCCAAGGGAACTTGGATATTCCTCGCCTTATCGCTGGCACCGACCCTGCCAAGAAGGCCGAGAACGCAAGCGCGGACGAGGTTAGCCCCACTACCGCAATGCTTCAATTGTCGCCCAAGCGTTTGCCCGCTTATATCGACATCAGCGAGCGATTGCTTGCACAATCGTCCGTCGCAATCGAAGCCATCCTTCGCGGCCACCTCACCACCCAAATGGGAGCTATCCGCGAAAAGGCGTTCTTCCACGGCGGTGGCACCAACGAGCCAGTCGGTATCGCTGGAACTTCCGGCATTGGCAGCGTTGCAGGCGGCACAAACGGAGCGGCCCCGACATGGGCGCACCTTGTCGCATTGGAAACCGAAGTCGACACGGACAACGCGCTGATTGGATCTCTTGCCTATGCTTCCAATGGTCAAATTCGTGGCAAGCTGAAAACCACTCCCAAAGTGGCTTCCACCGACTCCATGATGATCCTTGACGACCGCGCAAACGGTTTTGTCAACGGCTACCCGATTGCGTTCTCGAACGCTATCAGCCGCACGCTGACCAAGGGATCAAGCTCCGTTGCATCTGCAATCTTCTTCGGGAACTTCGCAGACTTCTACGAAGCGTATTGGGGTGGCATCAGCTTGGAGATGGTCCGTGACAAGACCAACGCCATCAGCGGTCTCTATACCCTGGTTGCCAGCACCTACTACGACGGCGGCGTTGTCCGTCCAAAATCGTTTGCCGCAATGCTCGACGCGCTTGGCGCATAACCCTAACCGGGAGGGGTGGAAACGCCCCTCCCTCATCCCTTTCCTATCATGAAAAAACTGAAATTCCTTCGCAACGTAGCCGTCTATGGCATCCACCGGGAGCAAGGCTCCGTGCATGACATTGAGGACAAAGACGCAATCTTGCTGATTCAAGACCGGGCTGCCGTCCCTGCAAAGGCTGAAGTTGAAACCGCAGAGTCTAAGCAAAAAGCCAAGTAACCCGCAGCCATGCGCCCCTTCTACTCCACGACTGTCCAACCCGAATGCGAGCCGCTTAGCTATGCTCAAGCGTCCGATCATTTGCGGGTGGATAGTGAGGATGATATGGCCTATATCAACGCACTTATCAGCGTCGCGAGGGAATACGTAGAAGGGGTCACGGGCCGGGTTAGCGCAACGCAAACGATCCTAGCGCAAGCATCATCCTTCGCGGACTTCGCGCCCGCAGGCGATACCATCTTGCGGCTAGGGCGTTCGCCCGTGCAATACATCGAATCTATCAGCTACTACCCATACGACGGCGGGGAGCTTGTCGAAATGGATATTGCTGATTACCGCACAATGCTAGCGGCAGAGCCCGTCATGATCCAACCAGCTGCCACCGTTTGGCCATCAACTGCAAACAGGATCGACGCCGTGCAAATCTCATTTATTGCAGGCCACAATGACGACAATCCGCCCCCCGCTGGCTATCTCCACGCTATGAAAATGCTGGTTGCGCATCTATACGAAGAGCGCAAACCAATCGCATTCGCAACCCCGCAGGAGCTGCCATACAGCCTTGCGCATCTCATCGAAATGCACCGCGTAGAGGGGAGGGTAGGATGAACCCCGGAAAGATGGATAGACGTTTGACCGTACAAATCCGCACGATGACAAAAGACGGTGCAGGCGGTCGCACGGAATCATGGGCAGACGCGTTCAAATGCTGGGGGCAGGTTGTCACCATGACTTCATCCGAAGCCATTACATCAGAAGCAGACCGTGAAATAATCACCCGCCAATTTCGCATCCGATACAAATCCGGAGTCACGCCGGGCACGCATCGGATTCTATATCAACTCAAATTTTGGGACATCGAAGGCATCGAGGAAGAAGGCAGACGCGACAAAATGCTTTTGACCTGCCGTGCTGTCCAATCGCTTACTCATATCTAAATGGCCGAACGCAAATCAGCTTCGCTTAAATTGACCGGATTCAAAGAGCTTGAAGCCGCGTTGCTCAAGCTGCCTGCGGAGATTGCAAAAACCGTAGAAGCTGACGTATTGCGCGAAGGAATGAAGCCTGTTTTGAAAGCGTCTAGGGCTATTTCGGCAGGCATTTCAGACACCGGACTTCTTGCAAAATCCATTGGATTAACCGTTCGTCGTGTTCGTCGCAAGATGCAATACCAAAACAGATACACCGCCCGCGTTGGAGCAAGGACAGGATTTCGAAAAGAGGTTGAGCGGACATCGACATTTACAGACAAGAACGGAAACACAGTCACAAGGACACGTAAAGAAGTAGCAGACCCTACCAAATACGCACACCTTGTCGAATATGGAACAAGCCACAGCGCGGCGAAGCCATTTATCAGACCAGCGTTGCAATCTGCCGAATCTCAAATTGTCGAAGGAATGGCCAAGGGCTACGCAAAAGGATTTGAGAAAGCAGTAAGAAAACTAAGGACTCGCAAATGAGCTACCAATCTGACACCTACACGGCATTGACTGGATCAAGCGCAATCACCGCGCTTGTATCAAGCCGGATATATGCGGACGTAGCAGACGGCAGCGCATCAACACCATACCTTGTATATCAATTCATTTCCGCAGGTGGAGAAACGACCCACGACGGCGAGAGAGACACGGAGTTCCCTCTCATCCAACTGACGGCATGGGCAACCAGCAAGGCAAGCGCAATCGCCATCGCAGACGCCGTGAGGAATTTGCTGGAAGGCAACACGATTGCGGGTGATTCCGCATCATCATTCCAGCACTCTAACCGTTTCGGCACCTACGAGGACGATACAAAACTTTTCGGGGAAATCCTTGAATATCGCATGCAATCCAAAATCTAACTAGAAAAACATCATGGCTAAAATCAAATCATTCGGAATCAGCGTTTCCGTTGACTCCAACATCATCGGCGGGCTTACTGACGTTTCAATTCCTGAAGTAGAAGTTACCGACATTGACACCACCACCCACGATACCGCAGGCGGCTATCGCACGTTTGTCGGGGGACTCAAAGACGGCGGGGTTCTGACCATTTCGGGGCTTTACGACATAGAAAACACGGGCCAAGCGTTTCTTCGCAATCCGGCAAACCAAGGCGGAGAACCGGTGGCTTGCACTGTTACGTTCTCCGACGCGTCAGAGGCGACATTTGACGCAGTTGTTAAAGGTTACGGAGTGACAAACCCGTTGGACGAAAATGTGACATTTTCCGCTAGTTTGCGCATCTCTGGGCCAGTCGCATACACTAACTAAGCATGAACACGATCACCATCGAAGGGCGCAAGGCAGAGCTTGCATGGACACAACGCACAGCAAGGCTATATCTTGCCCGTGCATCCAAGGCCGGAATTGATCCGTTCAAGCTTATCGCCAAGCCTAAGACGCAACTCTACGGCATCGCGGCACTTATCTGGTGTTTCCTTCCATCCGACGAACATGCGCGGCACGAATCCCCAGAGGATTTGTTTGCCGCCATGTCGGAAGAGGAATGGCAATCGGATGACATCGCAAAAGCAATCACCGCATTGTTTGCCGACATGGAGCCGCAATCTGCGGAAAAAAAAAGCACTTCGAAGAGATCGCATTCGCCCGCATCGAGCTAGGAATCGGTGAGGAGGAGTGGCTAGGATTGCACCCTGAACAAGCATCCGCATACGTCAAAGCATGGGAGCAAAAACAAGCAAGAGACGATACAAGGCTGGCAGAGTTGAAATACTATCTTGCGCAACCGCATTGCAAAAAAAGACTCAAAATCACTGAATTCCTCCCCGCTTACGCCAAGCCGAAAGAGGATGCAGAATCGAAGCTAAAAGCGCAACTCATGGCAATGGCCGCAACCGCAAAACAAAATGGCAGGCTCTAGGAAAATCGCAAACGTCTATGCTGAGTTGTCCATTAAGGACAGCATGAGCAAGGGTCTAAAAAAAGCTAGGGCCTCGCTGAATAGCTTTGGCAAAGGCGCTACTATTGCCGCAGGTGTTGCAACCGCCGCGCTAACTGCGGCAATGGCAGCGGGAACCAAGCGGGCGCTAGACCTTGGCGGGGCATTGTCTGACGTTTCGGCACAGACCGGAATCAATGTCGCTTCCGTCATGAAGTTGCAACGCGCATACGCGGACGGCGGCATTGCGATTTCCCGCATGGGCGGCGACGTTGCAAAAATGCAAAAAGCCATTGTGACGGCATCGCAAGGCGGCAATGATCCGTTTGCATCCATGGGGCTATCGGCTAGGGACCTGCTAGCAATGGACCCGGCGGCACAGTTTAACGCTATCGGTGATGCCATTATGAGTATCACGAATCCTGCCGAGCGTAACGCAAAGGCAATGGAGATTTTCGGCAAGAGCGGGGCAAAGCTCATGACTGTTTTTGGGCAGTTTGACAACGCCGCCAAGGACCTTGGAAGGATGCCGGAAGTTGCTGAAAGATTTGCCGCATCATTTGACCGTGCAAGCGACATCATTGGAAACCTACCCGCAAAGTCAGATGCGTTTTTCGTTGGATTCACAAGCGGCATCATTGGGCAGTTATTGCCAGCACTTGAGAAGCTCAATGAGCATGATTTCACGGAGCTTGGGGAGAAGATTGGGAATAGCCTTTCATACGCCTTGGAAATCGTAACAGACGGAAGCATCTGGGAAATCTTCGCATTACAGGCTGAAAAATACATCACTGGAATTCAAACTTCGCCAGCGATGAACGGACTCGCTGCGACAATCAATTCCATCTTGGATTTTGGAGCGACTGGAGAATGGAACTTTGCGAAATACGCTGAAGCGGGAATCGCTGCAAACGATGAAATCATTTCCGAGCTAGACGCCAAGATTCAAGAAATCTTGAACAAGGCGAAGAACCGATCCGAAGGAAAAAAACAAGCTGCCGCTAGCGAATCTCCCGCGCCTTTTGTTCCCCCGCCGACAGTGGTTTCAGCAGTTGCTGAAGCCGTCAAGATGGATCGCGATTGGCAATCCTCATCCTACGATGTCAACGCATATCAACGGCGTGGACTTAGCCTTGACGGATCAAGCGTGGCAGGTGCCGAAAGCAAGCAGGAAACCTTGCTCAGTCAAATCCGTGACATTCTCAAAGTAATGGAACGCAACCCCGCAGGCGCGGTCTTCTAACATGGCAGCCGAAACAATTCTCAACCTTAAGAAGCCAGGATTCCCCGTTGACTCGTCCACCGGAGACAGAGACTCATTGCGCATCGAATACGTCGGATCAAAGGCAGAGCTTGAACTTGCGCGGCCATCATACGGCGACGTTTGGGGAGACTATCCCGGCGACGTTGTTATGACGGAGATTCAACCGTCAGAAAATCCACTCATTGCAACGCTAGTTGTCGAGGTTTCATCTCCGCCTAGCCTTGAGGATTCCACGACCGGAGAGGCCAAGGAGGTCACCTATGAAATCGAATGGGTGGCGGTGTCTCGCGGAATGCTTGAACATCCTGCATTCAGAGTTGCAGGAGGAGGTGCAAGCGAACTATCAAAGCAAGACGTTATCGACATTGAGTTCTGGAAGAATGAAACCGATAGGGACCTGAAGATTGATTTCAAATACAATCCGGCACCAGCGGGCGAAACGCCGGACGAAACAGAACTCACCGCAAACGCTAAACTCTTTGCCACTGGCATCTTGCAAGGGGTCGAGGAATACGAAGACTTTGCGCCCGTTCTCCGTAAGACCACCACGCTAATTGGAGGGCCGGGAGAAACAACGCAAGCAGGCCAAAAGGATGAGCCCGTCGCGTTCCCCGGCAAGCCAACAGGATACGAATGGCTGAAAACAGCAGACCGATCAGTTACCGCAGGCGGGCGCAAGCGATGGCAAAAGGTTGAGGAATGGACCGGAGCAAAAAAGGTCCTGCTTGATAAAGACGAAATCTTCTGGACCACAGCATAATGAGACTTCCCGAATACCCACGACCCGGATCAAAACAGCCAGTTGAGCAATCAATCCGGCAGATCATCGACTACCTACGGGCCATAACAGTAACCAGCGTAACGGGTGGAAAGTTGCGCCAATCGACAAGCGGCACGACGATTGCGATTCCAAAGACCGCGACAACGAAAAGGCAATACCAAAGGCCAAACCCTTTTGACGTATCACTCATCAAACAAGACGACGCATGGAAAGTGA